AGAGATGATGCCGAAGATGGTGTAGTAAATGTACATGCTCCGTTTTCTCCTCAAGTTGGAGATATGGTTTTGTGTAGAACAAATGCACCATTAATTCAGAATTGTTTCCAATTAATTGCCGAAGGAATACCTGCCTATGTTTTAGGTAGAGATATTGGTTATAGTTTACAATTACTTGTTGGTAAAGTAACTAAGAATAATGATATGCTTGTATCTGATTTCTTACCTTTACTTAACAAACATATTGAATACCAAATGGATGTATTTAGAAAAGCAGACAAAGAAAGATTAGTTCAATCTCTTGATGATAAGAGACAATGTATTACTTATCTTACTAGAAATGCAAATACTGTTCAGGGTATTCTCGATAACATCAAAGCAATCTTTGGTGATGGAAAGAAACGTGGTGTTATCTTTTCTACTATTCATAAAGCCAAAGGATTAGAAAAAGATAATATTTGGATTCTAGAGCCTCAACTTATGCCACATCCAATGGCTAAGTCTGATGCTGATAAAGAACAAGAAAGAAACCTTTGTTATGTGGCAATCACAAGAGCAAAGAAAACTTTGAATTATGTAGGTGAAAGAATTGGTTAAATGTAAAGAATGTAATGATAGAGGAATAATAGCAGTGCAGCAAGCAGAAGGCGGTATTGAAATAGAACCATGCTTACCATGTTCTATGAAAGATTATATTGAATTTATTGATTCAGTAGATTTTTATGATAAACATGGTATTGACGAAGAGGGGGTTGAGTAAGTTGAGGAAAGTCTTAATTTACTCTTCCCTGCTTTTTTTTGGTTTTTTGGGAATTTTCAACTCAACAAAACTAGAACTAATGGAGAAGGATCTCGTAGAAAACACAGCTTTCCGTATTGGATGGCCTCGGGGACTTTTAGGAAG